GTGTTTATGAACCTCTCTTTTTTGCCGTTGGCACCAGTCGCTGTATTTACTTTGTACTCTGACTAGTAATGCCATTTCGACAATAATTCGTTACTGAGTATGCTATCAGTGTAGTTCTGTGTTTCTGTGTTGTAGATTGAGCAATAATCTTGGATTAGTGAGTAGAGCTGTGGTGGTACACGCCCGCCATCACACCTATCCGTCAATTCCTCAAGCCTAGCTATATCTTTATGCTCGCCGTGGGTCCAACGCTCTTGCATCTGTCTTATTAAGCCAGGTCTTTCTTCTTGTAGGTACGGCAAGAATATCTTCATCTTATCGTAGTACGCTTTTCTCTTCTTTAACCTTATTATCCTTTCGCTGGCCTGTAATACCGTCCCTATGTCTTTCTTTTTCAAATCCGGTTCTTTTATTTTTGGCTTATGCTCCGTTAAGAAATTACGCACACGCGCGGCAACTTTTACATCGTTAACCGTCCTTTTGTCTCCTTTTGGCAGCTCGAGCCCAGCCGTGCTGTCCGCAAGCATGTTTAGTAGGTTCCTCTTCTTCCCTTTGGGTATCGTGATCCCACGTGGTAACTCCCTTTGCAACTTCTTGATGTATGCATGTCCCGCTTTCAGCTTTGAGTGGATACAGTCGTACTCTGGTCTCCCTTGTTCGGCTCGTGTCGATATACTTGTTCCTGTTTGCAATATCGTACCATTGCCTAGCTTACCGAGACCTAAACCACCTTCACGACGCGTCAGCGACACAAAGTCAATTGGTATACTCTTCGATAGACCTTCTTTACTGCCTATATACTTAGTCCTGGTGTAGTACCTGACCAGGTTGAATAGCAAGTCGTTACACATATCTTCGTTTACGCCCCTCCGTAGCAGTGTGGCACATTGCTCCCAACATGCTTGCGCTTTAGCAAGTGGGCTTGGGTCACTGTCACTCTCCCAATTACCATTAACAAAGCTACCTATACTCCTGCATATTGAACCTAATACACTACCATCCGGATAATACATTAGCCGCAAATACTCCAAAGTGCCCTCATCTGTTATCAACTTACTCCTTTGCGCCTCTAGACCAATTTTGAGTGCAATATCGTTGAAAGTTGTGTTAGCAGCGTTGTCGCGCATCACCATGACAACGTCGTCACCGGTATGCCATGACTCAACGACGGGATCATACCCGTGTATTTCCGAGCAGATTTTGCGCACTATGTTCGTATAACACTTGTTGAGCAGAGTGTTTATCAGTGTTGTTGCCCTGACACCACTAAAGAGTCCTCCGGTCACTTCTACTTCCTCTCCTGTCTCTCTGTCTATATAGACTTGACGCAAAAAGCTGTTTGCTAGCCAGTCACCAATCTTGTTAGCCTGGTCGATATTCTTTGATGTCCCGTACCATTCTCTAATTTTCATGTTTAGATTTTGTTGCAGGTAACTCATCACCCATAGCTCGTGCTGGTCGTTGAAATCACTGAAATCGAAAGAATTCAAGCTGGCCTTCTGCATACATCTGCGCTGCCTCTCCATCGTGTTCTTGACCTCACTCGAAACATTCTCTTTTATCTGCATCGTCTTGTCGCACACGCCCTCATCAATATACCCCAGCATATAATTCTGTAGTACGTAATGTTCCATAGTCACGCCGTATATAGCCCTCTCCTTCGCTAGTTCGTTCGCTTTAGTATGGGCATATGCTATCTGACGGGGCTCGCGGTCCATGTATTTTAAGAAGTGCTCCGCACCTAGCTTTTCGCTCACTGATCGTTTGTTGCCCTTTGGCACTGATCTAAGGTCTTCTTTCTTGCTAATTTGCATGCATTCATCCTTATTCAGGAGCTTGCCGTGTCCAGTCGCTGCCCCGCTAGCCATCCACGCCCACCGTGCTTCCCAATATTGCTCGAAGCTTTCCAAGGTGGGCTTTGTCTTCTTGATTGCGCTGACAACATTCCTGATCTCGGCCTTCAACATTTGGGCCCAGCGTTCGCGCGTCCATGACTTACCGTCATATGCTGTCAACTGTTTTCTGACCCTCGTTCTTTTTGCCTTTTCCTTTGCCCAATCCACCTCCTTCCCTGTTCTCCCGTACAGTAGGTGGATGTATAGCAATTGGCTGTGGTCTTTCGGTTCAAGCTTGATCCCGTCGTACGCGTGGGCAGTCCTTATGGTATCATGCACTTCCTTGAAATGTTGTATCCAGTGTTTCGAGCATGTTCCTAGTATACCAGCTGAGTTCGCTGTCATGTGGCCTGTTGGAGTGCAGGTGTTTGATGACAGCCATAGCAGGAGAGCAGCGACCATATTATTCGAGCCGCCACATCGCAACAACAGCGTGTCGCGTACAAGTCTCCACATCTTCCGGCACTTGCTCGTCCGGAGTATTGCCTGCACGACCGAACCTACATCGATATTAGCTCGGCGCCCCGCAACAGCTGTTCTGAATGGGAAGTATTTGTT